TCTGAACTGTTTAGCCCTCTAGCTTGGCCGATGTTGATCGAACCAAACGATTGGACACGTGATGGGAAACACGGCGGATACATCCTTAATGAGGTTATGCGTGGCTACGACATGGTCCGGAGGGGAAACCCCTACCGTATACAGGGAGAACAGCCCGTTGAATTTTTAAACAAGATTCAGCGGATTCCATTCACCCTGAACGAGTTCACTGTCAGCGTTGCTGAGACGCTACAAGAACGTCAAATACAAGTTGGTAAGTTCATACCAATTGTTGAGATACCACTACCACCTAAGCCACCTGACATCGCTGAGAATGCGGAAGCACGTCACGATTACAGGAGAAGAGCTGCAGAGGTATGCAACGTAAACGCACAAGCATTTAAAAGGTCTTGTCGAACACGACAAACAATGAATGCGGTGGAAAGATTCAAGGATGTAGAAAAATGGTTCATTCCTTGGTCATTCGATTACCGGGGTAGGGCATACCCAATCCCGGCATTTCTTACTCCACAAGATACTGACTTTGGTAAATCACTACTAAAGTTTCACAATCAAGCGTTCATGACACCTGAAGCGGAGCAATGGCTTTCGTTTCAATGTGCAACTACATACGGACTCTCTAAGGCATCAATGCCTGAACGCATGACATGGACACTTGAAAACCAAGATCTAATTAAACGTATTGCAAAAGATCCAATCGGTAACTTATCCGAATGGGAAGGAGCAGACGAACCTTGGACTTTTCTAGCTGCCTGTGATGAGTACTATCATTGTGTCATCAAGTGTGATCGTAATTACACTAACTTGCCTGTTGCAGTTGATGCAACTTGCAGTGGGCTTCAAATACTCGCAGGGCTTTCTAGGGATTTATCCTGTGCTCGCCTTGTTAATATTTTACCTAGTGATAGACCACAAGATGCTTACGAGGTAATAGCTGAAGAAGCTAAACCTAATGTACCTGAGAACCTTCGTCCATACATAGACAGGAAGACAACAAAACGAACAGTGATGACTGTTCCTTACAACGCTAAACCTTTCAGCAACCGTGGATACATCCGTGAAGCACTGAAAGAGAAAGGTATTGAAGTTGAAAAGGAAGATCTTACTGCTGTTGTCAAAGCTGTACGTGACGCCATGAACGTTATTGTTCCTGGTCCTATGCGTGTAATGAAGTGGATTGAAACTGAAGTGGCCGCGGCCATTGATAGAGGAGCTACTGAATTAACTTGGGTCACGCCTTCAGGCTTTGTGGTAACACAAAAGCTAATGAAGAAAGACATAAAGATAATAGAGCTTCAATTGTTAGGGCGTTGTCAAATTAATGTAGCTGATGGTGATACCGATAAAGTTGATAAAAAACACCATAAGAATGCAACTGCACCTAACTTAATTCACTCCCTTGATGCGTCTTTACTACACCTATCTGCAACACGCTTTAACGCTCCGATTTCTTTAATACACGATTCAGTTCTATGTCGTGCTACTGACATGTCTATTTTATCAGCAGTTGTGCGTCAAACATACATGTATTTATTTGCAGAGCATGATTACTTAACTGACTGGGCTTCACAGATTGGAGCCGAAACCAAACCACCGATTATTGATACTCTTAAACCTGAATCAGTAATTGAATCTACATACTTCTTTTGTTAATGGCCCGAAATACATTTATAACTCATGAGCCTGTTGTCCTTGAAGGGTATCAGGCTGTGATGCAGCCGTCTAAGTTTGGCTTTTCTTTAAAAGCTATTGTTGGTCAAGAGATGATCGACAAACTAGAAGACGATCGAACTGACTCCCTCAAATGGGCTGAGTCAAAATTGACGAATCCAAAACGTTCTGTTCTACGGCCTGAGCCGTGGGAGGAAGTGTCTGATGGTCAATACACAGTCAAATTCAGTTGGAACGAAGAGTCAAAACCTCCTATTGTTGACACTGAAGGCACACCGATTACTGATACTCGCTTACCGATCTATAGCGGAAGCAAGGTGAAGATTGCGTTCTTCCAAAAACCATATCTTCTTAAGGATAAGATTACCTATGGCACATCTCTTAAATTGATTGGTGTCCAAGTTGTTTCTTGTAACGGTCAAGCTGGTGTTGATACAGGCGACATGGCACCGGAAGATGTCGCACAACTGTTTGGTAAAACACAAGGCTTTAAAGCCGATGACCCAAACGTAACCGTAAATAATGAGGATGACTTCTGAAAGCCCAAAGGGTTAAAAAAAATGTACGAAAACTATAATCCGCCATATGACGACTTCGATGAAGTGTATGACAACTACATAAGTTCATTTAATTAACATGGAGAAAATCACAATCATGCACAACGAAAACGCTGAACTACTTAACGGACGCCTAGCAATGCTAGGTGTCATTGCAGCTCTCGGAGCCTATGCACTGACTGGACAAATTATCCCAGGAGTTTGGTAATGCCACAAGGAAAAGGAACGTACGGTACTAAGAAAGGGCGTCCCCCTAAGAAAGGATGTAAGTGATGCATGAGCGCAATGCTCACAGCTTCCCCTTAGATTTAGCAACACATAAAGCACCAACAATCGGATAAGAAACGTACGTTCATCCTTTGGGACGCATGTCGCTTGATCATGGAACGGGGATCAAGTACTTCAAATTTAATCATGCCTTCAGTCGAACTCCGTCAACGGGTCCGTGAGCAAAACGCTGCTCGTCGTGAGCAGCAATTGAAGTATCGCGGCGTTTCTTACATTAAAAAATTACTCTATGTAGATGGCATTCAGATCTGGGCTAGAGGAGAAGGTCGCTGATCTTCTCGTAGAGTTAGGTGTCAAGTATGAATACGAAAGCACAAAGATCCCATATGTAATCCAGCATTCCTATACACCAGACTTCGTTCTTCCAAACGGTGTCTGGTTGGAAACCAAGGGTTACTGGGATGCTGCTGACCGTAGGAAGATCAAGGCTGTTAAACATCAACATCCTGAAATAGATCTTCGTATGGTGTTTCAGGCACCGTTCAACAAAATTAGTAAAAAGTCAAAGACAACATATGCTAAGTACTGCGAAAGGCTTGGTATCCCGTGGTCATCATGGGCAGACATTCCACTTGATTGGTTGATATGACCAGCGAGTTTGAACGACACATATCCTGTGAAGAGTGTGGCTCATCTGATGGCAATAGTTTGTACACCGATGGTCACACCTTCTGTTTTGTTTGTCACACCTGGAAAGGCGGAGACAGCAATGTTCACAATCAC